GTTGGGTGCAGAACCGTTGGGCAACTAGGTCTCAACAACAAAGAAGGTTCTCAGTTAATTTAGATGAAGCCGTTGCAGAGCAATGGCAACAAACATACGGATAGGAAACTATATGGGCGCAAGAAGGCAGAATAATAGATATATTACACCAGATTATGCTCTTGAATCAGGCAGTGGTCCGATTCCAAGTGGTCCAAAACTAGGTGTTGATTATGTGCCAATGCAACAACAATCAAGAACACGGCAACAAACATCAAAACCACCAGTAGAGCGCTTGCGCCCCAAGTCGCCAAAGATGCCTTAATAGGAATAGGAAATTTTAATGACGCTTTCAATCGAACAGATTGCAGCACGTGTAGAGTCTTTACGTTACCGCGCTGTAGACAGGGACGCACGTAATCTAGACGTCCTTGCTGTCCGTAAAGGACAGATTGCCAGCGTTTACCCTGACTTCTTTCCAGATGGTGTAGATGCAAATGTCGTTGCGAATTTTGTTGATGTTGTGGCAAGAGACCTTTCAGAGGTTATGGCTCCACTACCAGCAGTTAACTGCAACGCGGCGAACTCGGTTTCTGATAGGGCTCGCAAGTTTGCTGATACACGCACTCGCATTGCCTCTAACTATTTTGCTCACTCAGATTTATCTGTACAGATGTATCAAGGCGCGGACTGGTACATCACCTATGGATTCCTCCCGTTCATAGTTGAACTGGATGAAGAAGCAAAACTGCCACGTATTCGCCTAGAGAACCCAATAGGTGCTTACCCTGATTTTGACCGCTATGGACGATGCACGGCATTTGCTAAACGCTATATGATGACGCTAGGCGAACTAGTCTCTATGTTCCCTGAGTTGGAAGTTCAACTTCTTGGTCCGCTTCGTTATGAGCAGGACTTGACTCAGCAAGTAGAAATGATTCGCTATTACGATGCAGAACAATCTATTATCTATTTGCCACACCGTGAGAATCTCGTGCTGTCTCGTGCAGCCAATCCATTAGGCAAGATGATGATTGTTGTAGCGCGTAAGCCATCTGTTGATGGTGAGATGCGTGGTCAGTTTGACGACATCATTGGCATTCAGTTGCTACGTAACCGCTTCGCGTTACTTGCAATGGAAGCAGCAGAGAAATCAGTTCAGGCTCCAATCGTTCTGCCTACAGACGTACAGGAACTGCAACTTGGTGGCGATGCGGTTATCCGCACATCCAACCCAGCAGGTGTACGCCGCGTAGAACTAACGCTGCCACAAGGTGCATTCACCGAACAGACATTGCTCAATCAAGAGTTACGCGTAGGCGCTCGTTATCCCGAGGGACGTACAGGAAACATTGATGCCTCCATTGTCACAGGACAAGGCGTACAGGCTCTTATGGGCGCATTTGATACACAAGTTAAATCTGCTCAAGCAATCTTTGCTAGCGCACTTCGTGATGTAATTCAAGTTTGCTTTGAAGTAGATGAAAAGATTTTCCCTAAAGAAAAGACTATTCGTGGCGTTGACTCAGGTAGCCCATATGAAATTACCTACAATCCTCGTAAGGATATTAAGGGTGACTACTCAGCCGATGTACGTTACGGAATGCTCGCTGGTCTAAACCCAGCACAAGGTCTTATCTTTATGTTACAGGCTCTTGGCGGTGGACTCATTTCCAAAGATTTGGCTATGCGTGAACTTCCCTTCACCGTCAACGTCACACAAGAACTTGAAAAGATTGAAGTTGAAAATATGCGTACCGCTCTTCTTGGTTCGCTGACTGCCTATACACAGGCAATTCCAGCAATGGCATCAGAAGGTGGCAACGCAGCAGAAGTTGTACAAAAGATTGCTGCAGTCATCAAGGCTCGCCAAAAGGGACAGGCGCTTGAGGATGCGATTGAAGAAGTATTCGCACCTGCAGAGCAAGTTCCTCCCGCTGAGGCTGCCCCACAAATGGTTGAGCAACCGTCCCCTGCTCCCTTAGGCGCCCCAGTGGGAGGCGCTCTTAGCCCTGCAGAACAACAGGGTGGAGCACCTGATGTAATGAGTTTGCTTTCAGGACTAACTGGAGGCGGAGAGCCAACGGCAAGCGTAAGAACAGTTCGACGACGATAATCTAGGAGGGGACACGTGACAACGATTATCGGAATCGAATATGACGACCACAGCCTTATCGTTGCGGATTCTCGTGTAACCGATGACAGTGGGCGCATATATGCTCATAAGGTTATGAAGAAAGTCGCTAAGCGTGGTTCGATATTAATTGCAGGAGCAGGAGAAGTTGCTCCTTGCGATATAGCCCAGAATATCTGGGTGCCACCAGCGTTTACGGCAAAAGACAAAAAAGATGTTTATCGCTTTATGATTACTAAAGTGATGCCTTCGCTTCGCAAATGCCTAACCGACAATGGTTACAACTTTGACGAAGATAAGAAAGACGGAATGAGATTCCAGTTTCTTATCTCAGTTGGCGGAGAAATGTTTGATGTTGCTGAAGATTTATCAGTAATGAAAAGCAACGACAATATGTATGCTATTGGTAGCGGTGGTGCATTTGCCCTAGGCGCACTCTATGCTGGGGCAACACCACATCAGGCTATGGAGATTGCTTGTAAGGTAAGCGCTTATTCAGCGCCGCCTTTCTACGAAGAGACTCAGTACAAATGAGTAAGTTCAACGATGCAATCGAAAAGGCAATGAGAATTCTTGCCGAAGAACTAGAAGATTCAGAGAGCCAAATCTGCACAGGTTGGGTTCTTGTTAGCGAGTGGTCAGACTACGAGGGCACTCGATACTTAATGACAGATGTCAGCGATAATATGAATCCTTGGCTTGCCAAGGGGATGTTACTTAGCGCTGAAGAATATTCATACACACCAGAGGAGAAATAATGGCTAGAGGTGGAGAGCGTCCAACATCACCACAGAACAATCCTGCCAATGTATCCGCAACTGGTGGCGCAGGACAATCAGGACGCCAAGGTGCTAAGTATTATTCAGGTGGCACTTATGGTCAAGGAAAAGAAATGATGGAACAACAGCAAGGCGCACCTATGGCAGCAGCACCTAAACCGTCTGCACCGTCAATGTCGTTACGCAACCTTCCGCCAGTAACCCCACTAACGGCTCCAACTGAATTTCCAGATGAGCCGATTACGTCGGGACTACCTGTGGGACCAGGAGCGGGACCAGAATCGCTAGCGCTTCCACGTAGTGAAGATGGCAGTGCAGACCTAGACCGTCTGCGTAGTTATCTTCCTGCTCTAGAAGCGGCTGCTCTAAGCCCCGACTCCTCACAAGCATTTAGAAACTATGTGAGAGTGTTGAGGGCTAATTTACTGTGAGTGAAAGAGAAATCGCCCAGCGCGTTTACGAAGAATCACGCCGTAAAAAATCATCTACCTTTGATGCTATCGGTGAGTTCCATAAATATTACAACAATCAGCCTACGCCAAAGTCTTTGGCTATTCCGCTAGATGTTGGTAAGTATATTCCTGATGACAAGCGTAATGAGTTTCTAAGCACCATTAACCCAACGACTCGTCAGTTCAATCCTAATTCTCAATACTTTGATGCTGTTACAAAGCAAATGTTGCCAGCAAAGGCTGAAGAGCCATCTTTCTGGCAAAAAGTATCTGAAGGTTTAGAGCGTACTTGGAACGTTGTATCCAATGGTATTTCATTTGGTTTGCTGCTTGGCGAACAGAATAACCCTTTATACAAAGGGCAATGGGATTTAGAGCGTATTCGTAATTCTTGGAAGGCTGCAGGAGAAATCTCTCCTGGTCGTGCAGGTGTTCGTGCGCTTCCAGCAACAAGTCTTGTTGGCTTGATTGAAAAACTTCCGATTGATATTAGGGATTTTGGCAAAGGTCCCGACTACGATGACAAAGGTTTTATTGCTAGTCATTTATTGGCTCTTAGCAGCGACCTAGACATATATGAACAGTCACAGCGCGAAGAGGCTTTCCGCGAACAATTATTTGGTCGAGTCTCTTCTTGGAGTATGGACTTCCTTGCGCGTTGGTTTGCTGACCCTGCTGTCATTGCAGGTAAAGGTATCAAGGTTGCACAGGCTGCTCGTTATTCAGTCAAGAGCCTAGATGAATTCAAAACAATTCTTGCTAGCGATGTTGCCGACTTAGGTCGTAAAGGTCAAAGAATCAAGAAGAGATTCCAAAACTTCCTTGATGAGACTGACGATATGGCTGAGCAAAATCTTTATCGCATCAAGGCTATCCGTGAGTCTTCAGACCCAGCCGCACTAGTTGACCTTCTTGCTACAGCCAACAAGATTGATGACAAGTTGGCTCGTGATATTGCTAAGACAGACTTGATTCTTATGGCACAAGGCGACGCAGATGCCTATGTTCGCCTAGCAAATCAGTCAGATGTATTGGCTGCTAAGGTTGGAACCCTTCTTACCGAGGTTCCTGATGCCACATTTATTGCTGGCAAGGTTGGTCCAGGCAAGCAGGCTATGTTTGACTTCTACAATGGTGGAAGCGAATATGAGCGAGCCACTACTCTTCTAAAAGAAACTGAAGAGCAGATTGAAAGTATTTACAAGAATCTACGCGGCAACGCAGTTCTTGACCCGAACAAGGTTCCATTCATTGACGCAGGCTCACGCCTTCGTAATGCTATGGTCGGAGACCAAAGTTTCATTGACCTTCGCTCGGGCTTTGTAGGACCAGCAGTAAGATTCCACACAGGATTTTTCTACAAGCGTCCTCGTGGTTGGGTTGACTTTACTGATAACACCTCGGTCCAGACTGTTGACAATCAGTTAAGCCGTATTCGCGGTTTATCTGAATTCCAAGAGGCTCGTTACAAAAAGAACATAGATGCTCTTAATGCTCGTTTAGCAAGTGCTACGGACGATGCAGATAAGGCTGCTATCCAGCGAGAAATCAAGGCTGAGATGGCTTATATGGCTAAGGCTACATTTACTACAGAACGCCGTAATGCCTTGTTCCAGAGATACATTAACGAGACAACTCCTGAAGGTCGCGCTGCTGCACACGAGATGATTGAGGCTGAACTATTCTCAACAGTTGGTCGTCAGTTTGGCTACTCAGCAGAACAAATCAAGCAGGCTTACAACTACTTTACAACTAAGCGTCAGAAGATGACCAACCTCATTAAGGAACGTTCTTACAGCGGTGCTACGCGTAAACTTCCTGATGGCACAGAAGTCCCAGTCGGTGCAAAAGTACGTCCTGTTATTGACGAGGATGGTATGTACCACGTTTTTGCACTTCCCATTAATGAGACTCAGTTGCTTAAGCAGAAGCCAGTCCTTGATATTGACACGATGTACAAGGTTTTGCAACGCTACCACAGAGCCGAATCTCTTGGTCCAGACAGTATTGGCTACAACCTGTACTCAGGATGGCGAGCAGGTGGCGCAGGCATAGGCTCAATGGTTGATGCCCTTGATGATTTCTTGAAGTTTCAAGTTTTGGCTCGTCTTGGTTATCCAATTCGAAGCACTACAGAGGGCAATATGCGTGTTCTATCTGTGGGTGGCGGAGCGGTTCTTTTGGCAGCAGCAGTTGCTGGTTCCAAGAATCTAGCCACTAAGTTCTTCAATAGAGCAACTGGAAAGAACAACGCAGCAGAGGCGTTAGATTTAGCAGAGCGTTCTCGTCTAGAACTTGTTCGTATGGAACTTGCCTTAAGACGTGACGTAGCAGACAATCCAGAAGAGATTGATGCTCAGATTGCCAGCATAGATAATGCTCTCAAAGGCGTAATCAAGAATGACCCTAAGTTTGGTGTTGGCGAGATTGAGATGCACGGCGTCAAGATTCAAGATGCCTTTGGTATGGACCCTGAAACCGCTGCATTTATCAATGATAAGTTTATTGCTAGCGCTTCCCGTGCGGTAGATGCTCACTTCCAGTCGGCACGTAACACTATCAGCAACACCGTTCAGATGACTGGTGACTGGGTCACTATCAAGGGAACTGACGCTAACTGGGTAGATTCTTATTTACGCGCTGTCAACCAACAGGTTCGCAAGTCTAAAATTTCTTCTAAACTATTGCCGCAAACTGGCAGTAGAGAAGAGTTAACTAACTACCTGACACGCAAGCAAGAGGGCTATGAAATAGCCAAGCGTATGCGTAAGTCTACTGGTAAGAACGTAGAAGAAATCGTAGAAGAAAACATTGCTAACGTCAATCATCTTCTACCAACT